GTTTTATCCAACTTACTCTTGTCCAACTTTAGATAAGTCATTCCAGAATTACCTTTCTCTGTCAAAATACCATATTCTTTCTTGGGCTGAACCTTATACGCCATGTCGCCCATTCGGTTAAAGAAAGCATCAGGAAAAGTGATAGATTCCAACTTAACATTATAATCGTTCGTCGTATACAATAGTAGTTCAGCAGCCGAGAATGTATTCTTATCGTGGAGAGCTGCCATGTGCAAATGTTGTGGGAATGTATTACAAGATCGAATAACCTCAAAAATTTCAGGGTTAGCTGCGGTTTTGTCATCTTTCTTTTGAAAGGCGTCATCATAAATGACAATCTTCTGTCCTTTATATCCATCCCAAAATTCAGTTTCAACCTGGCGACCATAAACCTGATGATGGAAATCATCCTTTTTGATCATACCCATTGTGCGCAATACATCGATGCACAGCGGATAAACCATCTCTGTCTTTCCCACACCAGATTCACCAACTAGCCACAAGCAAATCGGACGCATACGTGGTCCACCTCCTTTAACAGGGGAACACGACACGTACTCATACAGTTTCATAGCAGGTAACATAGTAGTATGCACTAGTGCCGCCATCTCCTTACTCAAATAAGGTTCACTTTTGAACTTCAAGCCCTTCAACCACAGTTGTTCGACTCGGTTTGCTGTTTCAGTGTCCAAATCAATCTTATTGCGTTGATCCAACTCTAAATAATGGCGAACTTCTTCAGCCCATGCTTGTATTTCACCATAAATACCATTTGCTCTCTGCAGTTCTTCCTTAGTTTTACCAAGAACCATCATTTTGATTTGATCATTAGCCACATTAAAGTATTCTGAACAATAATCTGTAATCCTCTTAGCTCCATCCATAGACTTAGGGATGCGGTCCAAGCGAGCCAAATAATTGTCCCAATCTTGCTTACCAGGAATTTTCTTAATAGATACAAAAGCTAACACTGCAAAGATAATTTTTCCACATGTATGGAACCATGGATGATACACTATCTCCTCAACAGTATCTTCCAAAGCTCCCTGTGAGAAAATTTTTCTCTTCAAATCCAT